AAGGTTCGTGGGACCATACAGCCATAACTGGCGTTGCTTGAAGGGGCGGAGGGTCCCATGTAGGTTGTTGTTCAACCACCTCCCCAACTTCCGAAAATCCTCATCAAGAGAGAGGAGGTCTAACGGTGACCAAGTCAGTAAAGTCGTCTTCGAAGCTTTCCTCGCCTTCGCTTCCAGGAAGAGTCGATACTTCTCCATCTTCTGGAGGTGTTGCAGTACCATCCCTGGTGAGAGATCGTCGATATCTTGAATACTCTTTCCAGTTTTCATAAGTCCAGCGACGACTTCGAACGAATAACCTTGTTTCGTCTGCTTGGCCTTCAACCAAGCCTTCACATCGATATTGTAGCTGAGATAAACCTTCCCCTTCGTCACATACTTCATCACATGAGTCATATTCTTCGCTACTTGATAATTCCCATGCTTCTTCGCAATGAAATCCCAATACTTCGGATTCCTCGTCCGAAGTCTCTTCGTCAAATAGACGGCGAGATGTAGGTGGGGGGTGCCATCCAAATGGGCTTCCCTGGCCACCACGGCCCACTTCAGGGCCGGGAACTTCTTGAGAAGTCTTTTCAATGCTTTTTTCGGGCTTGTTTTGCATTGAGGAAATGTCAAAAAATATTTCGAGGCCGAAATTTGTTTTTTTGCGCGGGAATTAAGTGTGCGCGATTCCTTCGCGGGTGGTTCAGAACCGTTTTCTACAGAGGGAGAAACGTTTTGGCAAGTAGAACTTTCGTTATCACTCATATTTTTTCCTTAGCAGTAATTGACAAAAACTCGATCGCATTTTTGACCCGGAATAGTCATAAGTGGGCCTAGCCTGAGTCTGAGTCATTTTTGCGTAGTAATATTAGCGTCGCCTACGGCTCCTTACGCAAAAAAGACCATTCTCGCTTACCAGCCAATCTCCGTTGGGATTTATATTGTTGTGGTCTGGAAGGTACCCTAAACCCTAACCAAACCCTAACCCCTAACCCTAAGCGCTGCGCTCTAACCCTAACCCTAAATGGCGCTCTCTCGCAGATGAAACGTTCGAGAGCTTACCGTGCACCCGCATATGCATACCGGGCACCCGCAGGAAGGAGAGTAAGGGCCCGTAGAGGCCCTCCTCGTCAATTAGCCCTGAGAGGTCGCCGTGCCGGATTCCTTCGAAGAGGAGGCTATTATGGCCGTTACACACCTGGTGCAGGAGAACAAAAGTTCTTCGATACAACTCGAGCTGCCGCTGCAGCCCCTATAGCAGGGATTATTGCTAATCTCAGCTTAAACCTGATCCCCCAAGGGGTTACCGAATCTGAAAGAGTCGGAAGGAAGTGTACTGTGACAAGGATTTACATCCAAGGACAGTTTTTGAAAACTGCCACCAGCACAGCTGCTGATGCAGATGACACTATCCGAATGATAGTATACCTTGACAAGCAAGCTAATGGAGCCACAGCTGCGGTTACCGACATTCTGGAGACTGCTACTATTAACAGCTTCAACAATCTGTCGAACAGCTCTCGCTTTAAGACCCTTGCGGTCAAGAGAATGAGCATTAATGCCATTGCTAGCTTCGCAGCAGGTACAGTAAATGTACAAGAGGATTGGACCTGTGCAATCAAATGCAATATTCCTATTGAATTCAGTGCAGCCACTGGCGCTATCGCTGAAGTTAGGTCTAACAACATCGGGATCCTCATGATATCTGACGAAGGACTAGCCTTCTTTCAGTATACTGCTCGTATTCGCTTTTCCGACACTTAAAGGAGGCGTTAATTTCCTACAGCCACTTCTTCGGAGCCTCAGAAGACGTCTAATTCTCTTGGCAGAGGAAATAGCTCGCTTTAAAAGTCTGGTATTTACAGTTTAATATATTTATTAACTTTAATCTCATGAAATCGTCCCTTAATGGTGTCCAAACGTTCAGGTGTGAACATATGGACCTTAGAGTAGGCCTCCTCGATACAGTAGTTCGAGAGAACTATTACCGGGTGGTTGACCATCTTCATAGTACTAGTATACCTCCGATGCACGGAGAAAGGTCCCCCAGCGACAAATCCATTCATCCAAGTGATGGATCTCTGTCCCTTGAACTCGTCGAACACGATCAAGTCGTACTCCTCGTCATTGTAGCCATCCATGTGCTTCGTGTCCAGGGAAACCCAGAATACACGAAAGCCCCTCATCAGAGAGATAATCATCGAAGTCTTCCCAAGGTTCGTGGGACCATACAGCCATAACTGGCGTTGCTTGAAGGGGCGGAGGGTCCCATGTAGGTTGTTGTTCAACCACCTCCCCAACTTCCGAAAATCCTCATCAAGAGAGAGGAGGTCTAACGGTGACCAAGTCAGTAAAGT